CGTAGGAGCAAAGTTCCAGTTGTTGTAGTCATATTCTGAATAGTACAATGGTTCGCTTGGGCTTGATTCAGATTGATACTGAGCCACATAGTCTTGACTACGCAATAACAATGGTTTGCCATTGGTTTTCATCGAAACCGTTTTACGCCAACGGGCTGGTTTAGCAAGAATGACTTGATTCTGTGCCAAGGTGGTTTCCACCACGGTTAACTGCAAATAGGTTTTTAATTCAGCAGCAATCGCAGACTCTGCTAAACCAATTAGGTTTGGAATCTGCGCCACAAATTGAACGTCATTACGCTCCATGTAATTAATTACATCGGCGACCAAATTGTCATATGTCATTACGTATGCGTTAGTCATCGTGTGTAGTAACTAATATTGGGTTGGAAATAAATGGGCGACTTATCACGCTCTTCACTTGCCGCATCGGAATAGGCTTTTTGTGCTTGTGCCTCTAGGTATGTGATGCGGTTTAAATCAACACCAGGGAGTTGCATTGCCATACTATGGGATAGTTGTTTTTGCACACAGTTAATCCAACGATCTGGTACATAGATTTGATTGGTTAACGATCCAACATCTTCCATTTGTTTCTCAATGATTAATTGAAAAACTTGATAATTGTTGTTTGGCACAGGCCACAAATACATGCTGGGTTCGATTTGACGATCATACCAATATTGTAATGAGCGTACCGATGCGAATTGTTTGTTGGGGAGATTCCAATAGTCATCACGATTTAGGCGAGCTAAAGGAATAACTTGTTGGCTTTGTGCAAATTGAATAGCACGCAACGAGAAAGTTGCGGTTGTGACTCTATTCTTTAATCTAAAATAATAGAATTGTTGAGTAGCATTAATTGTAAAGTATGCCCATTCACGATCTGCTAATGTGGTAGACGGAAAGGATTCCCATACTGTCCAATTAATTCCATCGTTACTAACTTCAAAATCCAATTCGTAAGTGGCGACTGTGCCTGGGCAATACGCATTAAAACCAACATAAAACAAACGAGTTTGGTTGCTATACACTGCACCAAAATAGTTGTCTACCAGTGTTGTGGTTGCGTAAAGATCCAAGGTGTCGTTTGCATCTTGATCAAACAAATTAACCACATTGGGATTTGATGCTGGGATCAATCCACTATACGATGGATTAGTAATGTATACCCAGTTTGCTTCTCTTACATCAATTGTTGTTTTGGGAAGAGTAACCCACTGTTGATTGGTTTGAGCACCAATTACTTTGTTTTCCAATAACCAAAGATTAACACCCAGATTGGAGAGATTTTGTAGATTGTAAAACAACGCTTGTTTACCAGCGTTGATATACTCGGGCGTTATTTCTTCTGCCGTTTTACCAGCATCACGATATGCATACGAGATCAACTGATCGACATTAACTGTTGTCTGACCAGTGGTATTGGAATACGCCAAGATTATCTCCCGCGGCCTGCCGCTTTTTTAGGTACTCGTTTTGGTAGATTAGCTTGAGCTTTACCCGCTTTGATAAACTCTTTACCTACCTTTTTAGGAATGCCAAGAGTCGATTTGCCAGCCGCGGCTGCGTACATGGCTTTCATCTGTTGTTTGGACTCGATTGGCATATTAATCGCAAGCCTTTCCGCCAGCTTTTTTGTATCCCATTTTGTTACGCACATGGGTTGGCAGTTTAGCTAAACCGGGGTTTGCTTTAGCATCGGCTTTTTTTAAAGAACCACCTTTACGCATCATTGGAGGAGGTGCCATTTGATCGACGGGTGCGCTTGGAGCGGCAGCCATACCGCCAGCGGCGGGAGGGGGCATAATGCTATCTAATGCACCACTAGCGCCCATGTCTTTAATATTTGATGTGGCTTTCATGGCGGCACTTGGAGTCTTGGCTTTTCTGGTTTTAGGCATGCTTACCTTTTTACCAGCTTTCATTTCGACCGCACCGCCAGCCTTATAACGACCAACGCAACCGCCTTCTTTCTTCATACGACCGCCAGCACGTAACTTGGAGAGATCAGTTTTTTCGTTCTCGTGCGATTGGGTGTCGTGCATTTTAAATGCTTTTTTGACGATGGCTTTGTCTTGAGCAACGTCTTTTTCCATTTCTTTAGACTCAACATGCCGGCCTGCTTTGTACGCTGGCTTGACTGCACCGCCTTCTTTAAAGCATTGCATTTTGGGTAATTTATTAAATCCTTCCACAATCTCTCCTTTATGGTTTCCTAATACTACTTATGCAAAAAATCAAGGGTTTACGCCCCCACTAAAAATAATTTACGCTCAATCTCTCGGCGCTTTTTAAGGACAGGAGGATTAGCCCAATTTAAAAACGAATCGGCAGCTTGATGAATATTGCCAAGGTTTAGGTGCCGAAGAACTTCTGACTTCACAAAACTGTCTGGGCCAATGTTATGGCAAAGACTTAATAGCGCGTTGATCTGCCCCCGTGTCACACCAGTGTTTAAACTGGATTCTAGGGCTTTAGAGCACTTTTCTAGGTCACGGTGTAGGATGGCTATTACCTCATCCTCAGAAAGCTCCCTATAGAGCAAATAATGCGTTTTGGGCTGGATTAAATGTCCCACCCCAATCGTCCAATTACCTTCGCTGTCTTGATAAGCTCTGTGACGCTTGCCTTCAAAATGTTCAATTAAAGCTATGGTGGAATGATCCACCCAACGAAACGGACTAACTTCTTTACTTTGTGCGGAATTGAATACAACCGCCATGATTGCAAAAAACGAGCAAATACAGATCATCAGGGTTTTACCCATGATATCCTCCTTTCTTTTTTGTTAGTGTACTAAACTAACTCAAAATGGGGGCCATCAAAAAAGCTCTTAAAGTCACCACCCCAGCGGATTTTAGTCCCCTGGTTGTCGGCTGCTTTTTTCATGGCATTGGCTATTTTATGGTAAAACTCCTTTTCCCAAGTTACCTTACCATCCACAAAGGCGACTACATCGACTGCGTGCCCAGTTAAGTGCTTGGATTTTAATGTTTGGCTTAGTCCTTTTGAGACTAACTCCTTTTGTCGTTCTTCGGTTCGTAACCCTTCGGTAACGCCAAAGTCTACTTCGGTTAATGTAATGGCTTCTTCCACGACTTTTACCAATCGTGGATCGACACCTTTCATTTTGTCTTTAGAACGCTGTGATAAAGTAAATGGCATTATTTTTTTAAGTTAGCCATGATGCGTGCACCGAACAAGAAACCAAATGCAATGTTGGCTGCCTCGATGCCGATACGTTGGATCTGTTCTGGCACATTTAAAAAGATGGTGCTAATACCAATGGCAATCACAGCTAACGCACCAATGTAACGAGCGGAGGCACGCAGATCGACCACCCACTGGCTTGGTGTGCCAGATGGGTTATCCAGTCTAGCCAATGCCTCAATGCGACTGATATCCATTTTCTCAAGTTCAATCTGCTCGGCAACCGTGGTGGGTTTAACACCGCCAGTAAACCGATTGATTAGTTGTTTGATGCCTTCAACCCCCACTGGTACTAAAGCACCAATAATGGATTCAATAATCATTTATCAACCTTTTGATCTAACTTATCTTCGATACGATGCAGAGCTTTAAGCACCTCATACCAGCGATCATTAAAGTCGTCTTTACTGACGTAGTGGGTCGGCAGTTCTGCTCTGAGCTTGGCTAGGTCTTCTTTGAGCTCTTGGACGGCAGTCCAAAGCTCACGACAGAACCAACCAAGCACGCCGCAAATAATCGGTATGCCGATGTTTAAAAGTTCTTGCATTCCCATGATGGTTATTCAATTCCCATTGTTTTACGTATCTTTGTGGCTGAGATGTCGTGGATTGCTTTGTCAAACACCTCTTGCTCAATCTTATAACCCACATCGCGCCCGTATGTAATGTTCACAATGTTGGGCACGACTTGAATTTCGTATTGACCTTGAAACAGCGGATCAAGATCTCGTTTTATGTAACTCTTCACTTGCTCAATCGCAAATGGGTTTGATCCTTGCCAACCTTGGCAGTCACGAATCTGGATCACAACTTGCCCAGTTTTGGCAATCGCCCGTTCAAAGAGCGCTCTGTGACCAGCGTGCCATGGTTGCCATCTGCCTAGCATTTGGACGGTTTCTTTTTGCCAATTAAATGTGGGTCGTCTACGGTTCTCGATAATGTGGTTGCCAATGAACTCAGCCCATTTCTCGCAGTTCTGCTCGGTGACACGGAAGTCATAGACTTCTGGCGGGATGAACGCTTTGTTGGTATCCTCAAACCGACCAGCATCGATGGTGTCCATCCAGATCGTCCAGTCGGCTTTGAAGTTATTACGCATCTCGACTAAGGGAGCAACAAAGTCGCAAATCACATAATCACCACCAGCTTCTAAAGCGAACTGCGCCATGCGCAGAGATTGACGGATTCTACCTTCTTTTGAGAAATCCCAATCGTTGTACTTCTTGCGTACTTCATCCGCATTGAACCAAGTCACACGAGCATTAAACCCGGTGATTGGAAGCATCTCAGCATTGCCTACGCTGGTTGTGCCGTGTTCTTCCAAGTACTTCTTTAATGCTTGGGCTAGGTATGTTTTGCCTGACCCTGGTAAACCCATGATTAATATCTTTTTCATACTTTCTCCAAAGTAAAAGACTAAGGGTTGATTATATACTTTAGTTGTTGTTCAATTCTGCTTGAGTTACATCCAACTCTTCTTGCGTTGTTGCTGCGTTGATCTGTGTACGCAAGTCTTCGTAGCGAGCTTGAGCGGCTGCTACAACGGCTGGATCATAATGATCGTCTGGGTTGTTATTGGTTTCCAACGCAACTTGCTGTGCAACGACTTGGTTGTACTGGCTGGTGTTTTGACCAAGCTGGCTGCTCTTACGTGTTGGGATGTCGTAATCAAACACCGTCCATACGATCTCAACAGGATCTTTAGAGCAGTCATAGACTGGCCCGTTTAGACCTTGCCGATAAGGTACTGGCGTTGGTTTGATCTCAATTGCGTTCTTCCAGCCATCTTGCCCGACTGGTACTGGCGGCGTAGTGTCAATGCACTGTGCCATTTGGTTGTTTACTACTTGAACATATAATGCCATTTTTTGCTCCTTTGAAAAAATTAAGTTGCTGCTATCGCTAAAATAAAATTACTTGCAGACCTTCTAGGTATGTAAGACCAAGTTGTTAAAGCACCGACTTGTTTTGGTGAAGAATAGTTAGTTGTGTTGCCTAAACCTAATCGCCCAGAATTACCAGATCCCCAAGACCACAATGTCCCATCAGTTTTTGTAGCAACCATAAAGTACGCACCAGAACAAACATTAAGCCAATTGGTTAATGCACCGACTTGTTTCGGAGATGAGTAATAAGTTATATTTCCCACGCCTAATTGACCTAAATCATTAAGACCCCATGCATATAAAGCACCACTAGTTGTAATAGCACCCACTGCATAATTTGAAGCAGATACCTTAGACCAATTAGTTAGCGCACCAATTTGTTTTGGAGATGAGTAGTAGGCTTGATTTCCAAGACCTAAATTACCAAAAGGATTCATGCCCCAAGACCAAATAGTGCCGTCTGTTTTAATAGATAGTGTTGAATACTTATCACACATTACAAAAGACCAATTAGTCAATGCTCCAACCTGAACAGGAGAATTTCTGTTTGTTGTGTTTCCTAAACCAAGTTGCCCATTACTATTTAAACCCCAAGTCCATAGTGTGCCATCAGTTTTAACAGACGCTGTATGTAGATAACCGCAGGATACTTGCGACCAATTAGTTAAAGCACCAACTTGGACTGGTGAGGAGTAATTATATGAATTTGATAAACCAAGTTGACCAGTATTATTTAAACCCCATGCCCATAGTGTGCCATCAGTTTTAATAGCTAATGTATGTCCATAGCCATTTGCTACCGTTAACCATGTTGTTAAAGCCCCAACTTGTACAGGAGAAGAATTACCCGTTGTAGTTCCTATGCCCTGTTGTCCGTAGCCGTTTCTACCCCATGCCCATAGTGTGCCATCTGTTTTTACAGACGAAACGTATTGATTACTACCAGTATCTCCCCCAATAGCTATAACAGACCAGTTAGTTAAACTACCAAGTTGTTTTGGAGATGAATAAGATGTTGTATTGCCAAGCCCTAGTTGACCATTAGCATTGTTACCCCATGTAAATAACTTAGGTGTAGGTGGCACGGGCCAAGTACCAGCGCCCTTGGCTTTACTAGCAGCGTCTAGTTTCCAGATGCCTGTGTATTGGATGTATGAGTAGACTATTGGCATATTTAATAAAGTAATCCAAAGGAATTGCTATAACCATTAGATGCTTTTAACCAAGTAGTTAAAGCGCCAACTTGATTTGGAGATGACCTATCTATTGTGTTACCTAAACCTAATTGACCTTGCCCGTTGTTACCCCAAGACCATAATGTACCGTCTGTTTTAACTGCAATAGCATGAGCAGTCATATAAACAAGAGACCAATTAGTTAATGAACCAACCTGTTGTGGGCTAG